GAAGGTTTTGATCAAAATAAAATTGCATGGAAAGATTTCAGGGTTAACATAGATTAACCCTGATTTTTTTGTATATTGAAGTTATATGGAAGATACAAAAACACATAAGTTAGTATTGTATAATGATGATTCTCATGATTTTTTATATGTAATAGCATGTTTAATAAGATATTGTGAACATGAGCCATTACAGGCAGAGCAATGTGCATTGATAACACATAATGTAGGAAAATGTGCTGTTAAGTCAGGTGATTATTTAGATTTATTTGAGTTAAAAAGTAACTTTGAAGAATTAGACCTGAAAACAGAAATTGAAACCTATGAAAGTTATATGTATTGACTCTAGTAAAAAACCATTAAAAATATCATCAGATGAATGGATACAAGAAGGTATAGTTTATACCGTTGTTGAAGTTATCAATATGGGTTTACAACCTGGTAAACTTGGAGTTAGACTGAAAGAAGTTAGTCTTACACAAAAATCTTTTCCTTATGAGTATTATGACAGCAGTAGATTCCTTCCTATAGAAGGATTATTTGCTGAAGCTGAGAAAGTTGAAGAGAAAGAGTTAGAACTAGATCTTATTTAATATGGAAGATTACAGCAAAGGAGATATTCTTAATGCATTATTGTCTCTAGATATGAAGAAGAGAACGAGAGTTCTTGTAGATCAAAGAAGTTATTTGATTGGTATTCTGGCCTATAGATTTATGATGACAGAACATCAAATTGCTGATAGAATCAACATAAAAAGAGATAAAGTTAACTACAACAAGAAGTTAGCAGTACAGTTTTACAATGATAAATTGTACAAGCAAAATGTTTATGTCTATGCTCAAATGTTTCCATTTGATTTTAGTGTGATTGAAACAGTTTCAGTTACTCAAAGAGCAAAGAGAGTTGAGTTAGATATGGACAAAAAGTTTTATAACAAGTTAAAAGCAGCCGGATCTATTCTTGGTCATAAAGATATTAGAGTAACCATAATGTTGTTTTTAGAAAAAAGTTTGAAGTTATGGGAAGAATGAAAGAAGTTTGTATTCAGATTATGGAAGCCAACAATGGTATACCTCAAGGTATGACTATAGCTGATGTAGTTAGAATGAAAGATTTAGAAATTTTTGAATGGAAAGAGTATGAGCGACAACAAGAGAAAAACAGATTACAATTCAATCAATCAGAAAATTCAGGAGAGGTTGGAAAGATTGAACAAGTCAAAAAAAAGTTCTCCAAGAACTATGGAGAAGCCAAAGACAAAGGGAGTGAACAATGAAGAAGGAGACTAAAGACAAATTGATCAATGCTTATTGGATAACTATTTATTCATTAGCAGTTATTGGAGCATTAGGTGTACTTAGATACCTAGTATATGGGTCATTTCATTAAATATCTAGTGGTGTGGATAAGCCAAAACTTGTCCATACCATTTTGGATGGTAGGTCATGTGCATCTATCTGTAAATATTTATGATGATTTATATGAAATACTAGCTTCAATAGGAATGAATCTTATTGTAGCCATAGGTTTCTTTATAGATTATTTTGAACAAAGAAAAATAAAATAGTATGGATTTTACATTAGGTTTTCTTACTGGAGCATTTATTATGTTTGCTATAGCTAAAAGACTCCAGATAGAATGGAAAAAAGAAATAGAAGAACTTAAAGATTTTGACACTTGGAAAGAGTGGAAAAATAAATCAGAATAGTATGGTAGTTGAAAAAGTTACCAGAAAATCTATGATCATAAGACCAAGTGGGAGGAGTACTGATTTTATAAGTCCCTCCTTTGGTCATGGCTGTTTGTATAACTGTACTTATTGTTATATGAAGAGACATAAGCCGGAAGGATTATCTGTAGCTAAAAATACTATGGACATCCTGACAGAAATTAATTCACATGCATATTTTTCTACAGTAGAGAAACCTAATCAAACAGGAGAATATATTACTTATGATATATCCTGTAATGAAGACTTTGCTCTGCATGCTAAATATCATGAATGGGAAAAGATCTTTGAGTTCTTCAGAGATCATCCACTTGCTATGGGTTCATTTGCTACTAAGTATGTGAATAAAGATTTACTAAACTTTAACCCAGAAGGTAAAATCAGAATAAGATTTAGTCTGATGCCTGAAATATGGAGAAAAGAATTAGAACCTAATACTAGTTCTATTGATTTAAGACTTAATGCTGTTCCAAGATTTCTTGATGCAGGTTATGAAGTTCATTTAAATTTTAGTCCGGTAATAGTTCATGACAACTGGCTTGCTGAATATGAGTTTTTGTTTGATATAATTAATAAGCACTGTTATATAAATCATTGGCCACAAAATTCTGTTAAAGCTGAGGTAATATTCTTAACTCATAATGAAGACAAGCACAAGTATAATCTAGCACATAAACTTCCGGGAGAAGAACTATTATGGGTACCCAAAATTCAAGAGAGTAAAGTATCTCAGTATGGTGGTAAGAATATAAGATATGAGCACAACAGAAAAGCTGATTATATTAAACAGTTTGTTGAGCTACATGATAAGTATATTCCTTGGAATACAATCCGTTATATTTTTTAGCTATGACACTTAGAGATACAGAACTAATAGGAAACAAACTTGTTAAAAAACTAGGTTTTAGAAGAAGTAAACTTAATCATCAAGTATATTATTTAACTTATCAGTACATCCCTATTGAGATAGAGTTTTATCCAAAAGGAACTAGTTGGAGTGTAAATGTTGTATATCAGATTGATACAGGTACTACAGTTACATTTCATGGTACTGCATTAAATATTGACAAGATAATTCCTGATGCAGATAAATTAATCGGTATGTTTTATTTTATAAGATTATGAATAGACATTTTCAATTTAAAGATCAGAAACTAAAGAATTTGATTATAGACATTTGCAATGAACATTGGGATATTGCAAAACCTGAAGACAACAACATGGGATACCTATGGTACATGTATGCTGCAGGTAATAAAAAAGGAGAGTTTAGACCTTTCATCTTTCTATCAGAGTTAAATTTACTTGTTAAGACAGGTCATGTTACTGAGGAAGAGAAACAAAACATGCTTGGCATGTTGTTGAGTGAAGATGATGATAATGCTCATCTTACTGGATACTCTATACTTACACTTAGAAAGAAAAGAGTAGATGAGATGGGATTATGGACTCTGACTAATGAGAAGTACAAAGACATTAATTATGTAAGAGACATTGTTAGTCCAGATATTTTTATGAAAAACAGTTAATATGGCAGAAATAATTTTAAAGTTTGATTCTGTTGAAGAAGCAGATGAAGCAAGAACAGCATTAGATGGTTATAAATGGAAAATGGCAGTATGGGATCTTGATCAATATCTTAGAAATGAATTAAAGTATAATGAAAAACTACCAGCTCATGAAGATAAAGTTTATGAGCATGTTAGAGATAAAATCAGAGAAATATTGAATGATTACAATTTAAACATGGAATGATGGAATGTGTTAAATGTGGAGCTCCGGCTACTAAAAAGTATAGTCCTGATTTAGATATCAAGGGTATAGGAATGTGTGATGAACATGAAGAAGAAATTAAACTTGATTTACTCATCACACAGTTTGAGCCAAAAGGTTGGGAAAAGTTTGAAAAAAAATATTCAAAAAATGACAGAACAGGAACTAATTGATTTTGGCTTTGAAAAGGTAGTTATTACTGATGAACAAAGCCAAAATGGATATGATTATTACTATTACCAAAAAGAACTGTGTACAGGATTAGTACTTCATAGTACAGATAATCTTGATGTTGTAGATGATAAGTGGGCACTCAAATCTTTTGATGTGCCAGCACTCAATATAACAAACACAACACACTATAAACAGTTTCTTGAAATTATGGACAATATAACTTGTTAGTATGTTTAGCGGTAAGTTTATTAAGAAAAATGGAAAACTTATCTTCAATAGTCCAAAAGACAGACTTGCTTATGAGATTTTTGTAGATAAGATGCAAGAAGGACAGGTGATAGATATGTATTTAGATCTTGCAAATGCAGATCATAGTAAAGCACAACTTGCAAAAGTACATGCTTGTATTAGAGAATTAGCCAAAGAGTCAGGATATGCTTTTGAAGAAATGAAGGATATAATAAAAGAAAATTCCGGGCTAGCCGGAAAATCTTTTGCTGATTGCAGTAAGGATGAGATTATGTTAGCTATTGAAGCTTGTATAAAACTAGGTAAAGATAATTTTAATATTAATCTTTAGAGTCTATATTAGTTATAGTATCTTCAATCTCTTTCTTATCAATTTCTTTTTCTTCAATTAAATCATTTGCTGTTGCTTGTCTTTCAATTTCAGCTAACAAAAGAGTTACTGTGTAAAAAGATCTTTCATGTGCTGAAAGTTCATTGTATTGCTTTTTCAATATGTTCTGCAAACTTTCTTCAGAAATACCTTTTTCTTGAAGAATGGTAAACAGATCATATAGAACAGCTTTTACCATCACGTAGTAAGTTTTGTTTACTGGAACCTGGATGATAGCATCATCTTTGATTTCTTTGACTTTAATGGTGCTCATAGTATTAATTTTTATCAAAAATAGAAAAAAAATGAAAATAGAACCCGAAATTGAGGAAATTAAACAAAAATTGTTTGACAAACTTGAACCTAGTGGATGGGGCAGAGTTCTTAAATCTTTTATATTTAGTTCTGAGTTTACTGAGATTCTCAGTGAATTATACAGACAAAGTGTAAATGATAAGAGATTTACTCCTCCATTGAAACAAGTATTTAGAGCATTTGAAGAATGTCCTTATGATAAACTTAAAGTTGTAATAGTAGGTCAAGATCCCTATCCTCAACTAGGAGTAGCAGATGGCATATCTTTTAGCTGTGGTAATACTAAAAAAGTACAACCTAGTTTAAGATATATCTTTGGGGAGATTGAAAGAACAGTATACCAAGAGTATCCAACATGGCAAGATCCTGATTTAACAAGATGGTCTAATCAAGGTATACTAATGCTTAATACAGCTCTTACAGTTGAAGTAGGTAAAATTGGTAGTCACTATGATATATGGAAACCTTTTACCGCATACTTGTTAGATTGGTTAAATAATTATAATCCAGGATTGATTTATGTGTACATGGGTAAAAAAGCTGAAGAGTGGTCTGTCATTACTAACAATAGTAACCATAAGTTTACTGTTAGACATCCTGCTTCTGCTGCTTATAACGGCTCTAAATGGGATTCTGATGATATCTTTAATAAGATATCTAAATTGGTACTAGAAACTTATAATGAAACTATAACTTGGTAATATGACGGAGATATTTCTTAAGTGCTTAAAGGAGGGTTTAACTCCTAATGCATTTTATGTATTATACTGTATTAAAGAAAAAATAACAGTAGCAAATTTTGTTAATAAAGCAATAGAATGCAAAAGGCTGCAAAGTGAGGCATGGCTTGATGAAAACTTGCATTTAACCTCAAAAAGCATTATCTTTATTACTGAAATTGATGGCTATTTTAGAAAGTCAAAGAAGAAAACCACTACAAATTTACTTGGCAGTAATTTTCTTGATAACATTAAGGAATACAATGAGATATTCCCTAATAAAAAACTGTCTAGTGGAAAGTATGCAAGAGTCAATCCAAAGACTCTTGAGAATAGTTTCAGATGGTTTTTTGAAACTTATGACTATACCTGGGATACTATCTTAAGTGCTACTAGAAAATATGTTGATGAATTCAGTATCCGTAGATATGATTATATGAGAACTTCTCAATATTTCATAAGAAAACAGAATACTGATAAAACATGGGATTCAGATCTAGCAACATATTGTGATTTGATTAATGATGGGGGAGATGAAATAGTAGATTATTTTAAAGAAAGAGTAGATTAATGGCAAACAAAGCACTATTGATTGTATTGGCTATTATTGGAACCTTAGTAGGTTGGGTCTTAACTGACAATTTTATTATTACAATAGGAATTGGACAGTTTTTACTTATTGAACTTACTATAACAGTAATGCATGAATTATACAATCTAGCAAAAGCAGATGTAATTAAAAAATCATAATATGGGTCAATTATTTAATGGTGCGGCACCTTTAATACCGGTAAGTGAGAGAGATGCTCTCAAGAAAGCAATCTATAAGTTAGATGCAAGAAGAAAAGGAAGACTGAAGTCACTGAAGAGTGCATGGCCAAAATTTAATGATGCCTTTTGTGATGGGTTAGAATGGAGAACTATCACCGTAGTAGGTGCTAGACCTGGAACTGGTAAAACTTTATTCATGGAGCAGTTGATTGATGATATTATCAAAAACAATCAAGACCAAGAATTTAGAATGCTTAAGTTTCAGTTTGAAATGTTAGATGAAACCAACGGTATCCGGAAGTTGAGTCTAAACACAGGATATGATTATAATACATTGATGAGTAAAGCAGAACCCTTAGATGATGCTGTATTTAACAAGTGTGTTGAACTTTATCAAAAATCAAAAGACAGAGATGTTATTGATGTCATTTATGATCCATGTACAGTTGATGTAATGTGTGCAACAATACACCAACATATGGAAGATCATGCAAAAATGGTAAAAGATAAAGATGGTAAGCTTGTAAAGAAATACACAAACATGCTTGTCACCATAGACCACTCTGCACTATTTAAAGTAGCAAAAGGACAAGAAAAAGATAAGTTTGAGATGCTATATGCTCTTGGAGAAGCACTAACTTATATGAAGAAACACTATCCTGTAGCTTTTGTAGTACTAAGTCAGCTTAATAGAAATATTGATAACCCTGACAGAGCTAGAGATGGAGAATATGGTAACTATGTATTGGATTCTGATTTATTTGGCGCAGATGCTTTGTTGCAACATGCTGATGTTGTTCTTGGTATAAATAAACCTTCTATAAGAAAGATTAGACAGTATGGTCCGGAAAAGTTCATCATAGATGATGATGACATATTAGTTTTCCACTTCCTAAAATCAAGGAATGGTCTAACAAAGATGAGTTTCTTTAAACTTGACAGAGCAGCCATGAGGATTATTGAAATTGATCCTCCAGCTCAGGCAACAAATACTCTAAGTACAAAAAAGTAAAATTTTAATTATGGATAGAAAACAAAAAGAAAGAGAGTATTTTGGAAAACATGCTGAGATCTTTAAGAAATTAAAGCTTGCTAGTCCAAATTTTACTCTAAAAATGGCATTTTATGAAAAAGGCCGATTTGGGAGAAACATTCAACTTTATGAAAGTGAATTAAAGAAGAATGAAGACATTTATATGGAGTTTATAGATGTTGTAAGAGATGAAAAGGGTGCTGAACAGGACTATACTCCTATGTATGAGGATAGACCACTGTTTAAATTCAAAGCAAATCCTTTTTATGCAGAAGAATATGAGCTTAGAGAAAGAGCTGGTGGATACTCTGCATATGTCATTTCTGCTAGTGAATTGATGATGGTACAAGAAGATGGTACTGAGATTTCTTATGCTCTTTATGAAAAAAGAAGAGAAGACCTTAAGAAAAAAGAAGACAGTCTTCCTAAACTACAGAAAACACTTTCAGTATTTCCTGACTTTGAGGATGAGTTTCCTTCTAAAAAAGAAGAACTTGTTCTTGATGAACCTGTTAAAGAAACACCTGTGCAAGTAGGAGGAGAATCTACTTTAGCTAATATTTCTTTACAAGATTTTGCTGCTATAATGTTAGTAAAACCTGTAAGTGATAAGAAATGGTTAAATGATTTAATAACAGAAGCAAGAAAAGATTTATGAGTATAGTACTTCCAACTAAGAAAGTTAAAGCAGAAAGATTAAATCCTAAAAGAATAGTGATTTATTCTAAACCAAAGACTGGTAAAACAACAGCTTATGCTGGTCTTGATGACAATTTGATTATTGATTTAGAGAATGGTTCTGATTTTGTTGATGCATTAAAAGTAAAAGTAAGTAGTTTACAAGAATTATTGGACACTGGTAAAGCTATTAAAGCTGCTGGTAATCCATACAAGTTTATTACTGTTGATACTGTTACTGCATTAGAAGATATGATTATGCCCCTGGCTATTAAGCTTTATAAGCAAACACCAATGGGTAAGAATTTTGATGGAGATACAGTAACTACATTACCAAATGGTGCAGGATATTTATATATCCGTCAGGCATTTTTCCAAGTTTTAGATTTTATTGATACCTTAGCTCCTACAATTATCCTATCTGGTCACATCAAAGACAAGGTAGTTGATGATAAGGGAGAGATGGTCATGTCTGCAAATATAGACTTGACAGGTAAGATTAAATCTTTAATTTGTGCAAATGCAGATGCTATTGGGTACATGTACCGAAAAGGTAACAAAACTATTTTGTCTTTCAAGACTAATGAAGAAGTTACATGTGGTGCAAGACCTGAACATTTACGTAATGAAGAAATTGTAATTACAGAGATGACAGATGGTGTCTTAACAACATCATGGGAAAAAGTATTTATTTAATAATTTAAAACAAAAAAAATGGCTTTAAGTACAACAGATTTGGGCTCAGGGAGTGGCTCATCAATGGCAAAAACAATTGCTCCTGGTAATCACGTATTAAAAATTAACAATGTAGAATTAGAAGACTTCAAATTCATTGAAGGAGCTAAGCATTTGATTCTACATGTAGAAACTGAACCTATTGAAGGTTTTGAAGGATTTGCACTAGATAAAGATAATCCGGAAAAAGGTCACTTCAAAGGTCAGATAGGTAGAGTAAAAGCATCTCAATATGCATATGCAGATGGTGCAACTAAGTCCGGAATTAAAATTCAAAGAGATAGATCCGTTCTTATCTTTTTACAAGGATTATCTAAAGCTCTTGGAATTAATGAGTGGTTTTTAGAACAAGATGGTCAACATGAGACTATTGATGACTTTGTAGAAGCATTTAACAAGACTGCCCCAATCAAAGATAAATATCTTGAGATGTGTGTTGCTGGTAAAGAGTATTTGAATAAAAACTCTTATACAAGCTATGACATGTGGCTTCCTAAAGCAGAAAATAAAAAGTATGCATTTGGTGAAGTTGAAGCTGGTAAAGTCATTACTTATGATGAAGCTAAACATCTTAAAAAGTTGGAAGTTAAAGATGTAAACAATTTTGGTGATGATGATGATTTCACATCTCCAGGTGGTTTATCTACTGATTTCAGCCTAGACTAATAATAATAGTGTAGGGGGGAGTCACGGCTTCCCCCTATTTTATTTTGTGAAGTTATGATTTCTACTAAAAACCTTGTATCACAGTTAGAAGATGTACCTAAAGAATGGGTATTTGAATATTATTTAAATCTAACTGAAAAACTTACCGGTCAAAGTGTAAAAATTAAGTCAGTTTTTAATAGCAGAGAGAAAACTGCATCAATGTATATTTATATGGATAACAACAATACATATAAATACAAAGACTTTTCTTCTGGTAATGGCGGTGATGCATTAAACCTTGTTCAAACATTGTTTAATTTTCCAAGTAGAGGCCGTGCATCATTTAAAATTATTGATGACTATAATGAGTATATTAAAACTCATGAACCAGCACCAGTAATTGAATTAAAAGCTCACTCTAAATTTAGAGTTTCTGATTATGAAATAAGACACTGGAATAATTTAGATCAAAACTATTGGACAGGATTTGGTATTGGTTCTAAGATGTTAGAACATTACAACGTAGCTCCATTAGATTTCTATGTTATGACTAAGGAAGACAACCTAGGCATGCAAACAAGCATGAGAATATCTGCAAACTATATCTATGGTTATTTTAAAGAAGATGGAACCTTATATAAGATCTATCAACCTAAAGTAAAGGATAGTAAGTTTATAAAAGTCCGGGATTATATTCAAGGAAGTGAGCAACTTAGAGGAGACAAAAAGTTTCTTATAGTTACTTCTTCACTTAAAGATCTTATGGCATTTAATAAACTAAAGATTAATGATGCAGAATGTGTTGCTCCAGACAGTGAGAATTCTATGATACCTACAAATTTCATGGTTAATGCAATTAAACACTACAAAAGTGTATTTGTATTATTTGATAATGATGAGCCCGGTCAGAAGGCAGCTCAAAAATATCAGAACATGTTTGGTATTACTACAGTCAATCTTCCAATGGAAAAAGATCTTTCTGACTCAGTTAAAGTACATGGTATTGATGCTGTCAGAAAAGCATTATTACCAATACTAAAACAAGCATTATGAGTTGGATTTATAAAGGTAAAGAGTTTGAAGATGGAGATATTCCTCAAGGAGCTGTAGGATTTATTTACATTATGACTGCTATTATAGATGGTAAGTCTGTTGCATACATTGGTAAGAAAAACTTCTTTGCCAATATAAAAAGACCTCTAGGTAAAAAAGCATTGGCTTTAACTACCGATAAAAGGTTAAAAAAGTACAAAAGAGAAATAAAACCTGATTTTAGAAACTACTATAGTAGTAATAAAATTCTTAAAGATGCTCACAAAGCAGGAGTTCTGATCAAAAGAGAAATCTTATTGATATGTTACTCAGGTATGGAGCTCACATATCAAGAAACCAAACATCAGTTTGTTCACGAAGTACTTGAAAAAGAAGAATTCCTAAATGGAAACATATTAGGTAGGTTTTACAAAATCAAATAATTATGACAGAATTAGAATTAACAAGCCTCCTGTTTCAGTTGGCTGATCATGGTGTGACCGGTATTAAGGTAAAATATGATGGTGGAGGAGACTCCGGTGCCATAGAATGGATTGGTTATACAACAGAAAAGTGTGAAACTCCAGAAGATGTAAATGACAATGTAGAAGATTGGGAAAATGATTGGTTGTTACATAATATTTCTCAAGATGCCCATAAGGCAATTGAAGAATTTGCAGAAAACAAACTTCTACATGATATAGAAGATTGGTGGAATAATGAAGGTGGTTGGGGAGATTTGTGTATTTGTATTCCTTCAGGAAAGTACATTATTAATAATCATGTGAGAGTTACTGATCATGAAGATTTCTTTCACGATGGTAGTCTTTTAGATAATGTAACAGAAGACTGATGACTGAAAAACAAAAAGCAGAAGAAATGTATAATTATGCATTAAAGTTACATGGTCCTGAAAAAGCTAAAGAAGAATCATTAAAATCTGCAACAGCAACTTATTCATTAGCACCATATAAAGATGGTAGAATGATGGCTAGAAGTTATTGGGAAAGAGTGATTGAACATTTAAAGAAAAAGTAATGGACGAGAAAAAATTTAATGAAGCTAAGTATACAAAAGAAATGATTGACAAGCTTCATACTAGATCTCTTAAACTTCTAGAAGCAATATCAGGAACCATAAATAAAACTACTGTAGAGTATGTTACTGGTGAAGGAAAATTTCTAAGACCTGGAGAAATTTATTTAAATAATACTGCAGCACTTAGAGATTTTATGCAAAAAGAATATACAGAGATACAGCTTGAGTTAGGTGACTTAAGAGAAAAATTTAAAAGTCTGTAGTATGGCACATCCTTGGCAACATGCAAAGTCATCAGCTAAAAAGTTTGGTGGCTCTCCTGTAGATTATTTGGAAATCCATAAATGGTTTGATGAAACCAAAGCTTGGATTGGCCATAGTATGCATAGAATATTCAGACACCATAGTGAAGGAATATTTGAATGTGAAAAAAGATTTGGTATGACTATTATCAACTCTGACGGCAAAGAAGTGTATACAAGATATGTTGGAGAACAGCATGTCAAAGAGGATTGCAATAATTACATTCCAACAGCGAAGGAATGGGTAGATATGATTGCAAGTGGTAAGCCTGAGAAATGGGCAATTAAAACTTTAAAAATTGAAGACTAATGATTTTTGACAAAGAAGAAACAAAGAATTTATTAAACATGCTTAAGTCTGAGGACACAGAGAATCATGTTATTGCATTTGAAGCAC